ACAACGGATAGATACACCAACTGATAAGACACGAAAGGTGTGGAAGAGTTGCTGTTTAACTCTTGATGCTGATTTTATTATGTATATGACTAAAACTATAACATTAATAGGTTTGATAACATTTTTTGCTTACGAATTATCTAATAGTAAATCATGTGAGCAGTCTAATATCTATCAATCGTTATTATGTATGGTTATAGGTATATTAATTCCATCACCAAGAATGACAAGTAGATAAATTTTAATTTTTTTTTAATTATTTAAAATATTTATATATAATAAAATAAAACATTATGTCTATTATACAAACAAGAAATAGTAAAGCATACTCTTTTACCAAAAATGAGAATGTCTATTATAATATAGATATTTTTAATCCAGATGCACAAACACAACCTGCGGTATTTGACAGCACAAGAACATCTAATATTTTAGATAATCCAAATGAATACGAACTTGCTATAATTCGTTTTTCTGTCCCCACAAAATCCATCCCTATAATGATACTTGACCCACAAACTAAAAATTATAAAGTAAGTGTTGAATATAATGGATTTGTTGAAACACAAGATGTCCTTTGGATTGTGAATAATAATTGTCCTACAACACAAAACTGGATTTCTACATATCAAGAATTTATAGATAGTATAAATTTAGCATTACTTAATTGTTATACAAATATTGTTCTTGCTGACCCTACCTATCCCGGCATACAAGCACCCTATTTTCGTTTAGATGGTGATTTACCTAATTTCGTTGCCGAACAAGCAATTAACACGACAACATCAACAGTAAAATGGTATATGAATTTTGAATTACAAACAATTATTCCAACTATATCATATAATCTAAACTGTATTGGAGCAGGTAATTTGTCTTTTCAAATAGTGATAAAAGATAATAAAAACAATAAAGAAACTATTGATGGTGTTCCTTGCTATGTAATGATTAGTGAGAGTAGTCCTTTGTTTTTATGGAATGACTTTCAAAATCTATTGTTCCAAAGTAATACTATTCCTATTGTTCCTGAGTTGTTAGGAACATCAGTTCAAAATACACGACGAGTATTAACTGATTTTAATCCACAAGCAAGTTTCTTTGATAGAACACCTTTACAATTCTTTCCACAAGGACCGTTGAGATGGTATGATTTAAAAAGTTCTCAACCACTAAACCAAGTTGATTTAATTGTTAGTTGGGCGGACAAAACAGGTCAATTATACCCAATTGAATTATTAAAAAATGATACTTTAAGTGTAAAAATTCTTTTCCGTAGAAAAGGTGATGCATCATCTTACGATGATTTAAATTATTAAAAAAAATATTTACATATAATAAAAATGAGTTTAAACCAAATTTTAGAAAATACTGTTAAAAGACTTGATATTACAGTTGGTGATATAGATTGTGAAAATATTACAGGTAATTCGTTAATAAATGAGTTGAGTTTTAAAACACAAAATGGGGATATTGTAAATTTATCATCATTACCAGATAAAGGTATCGGTGGATATAGATTAACATCAGATGGTGATGGGACGGTGTCTTGGGTAGAAGGTTCTGGAAGTTCTGGTATTGATTATAATGGGACAGACCCAGTAGCATTAGGAAAAATAGCAATTTATGGTGCTACAAACGGAAAATTAATAAAAGAAAGCACATTATCAGATACTGATATTTTAAATAAAAATGGGGATACCATGTTAGGTAATTTAGACTTGAATGGAAATGCTTTGTTTAATCTTAGGACTATAACAGGAAACGGAGTTGATTCAGTTCAAATTTTAAATGGGGGTGATGGTGTTGAGATGTTTGTTGATAAAGCACGAATTCAATCGGTTAATAATCTTGAACTATCGGCAGGCACTAATAATGTTAGTGTAGAGAGTAATTTAGATATGAATAATAATAATATTAATAATGTTAATAATATACAAAATGTAAATAATTTATATGTTGATAATGTATTTGGTGCATTAGGTATAATTAATATTCAAAGTGATATGGATTTAAATTCTCAAATACTAAAAAGTAATGAAATTAAAATAAACAATATTATTTCATATAATGGAATTGATGATATATTAGTAAATAGCAATTTAGATTTAAATAATAATGAAATAAAAAACTGTCTTAATATAACCACAACAGATATAAATACCACATCAATATCTTCTATCTCACCAGCAACTTCTGTCGTTTTAGGTGCTAATACAGACTTAGACTTAAATGGTAATAATATAATTGGATTAGATACTATAAATGGGATACAACCATCGGGGGGTGTATATTCTAATCCTACAAGTAATACATATAATGGTGCTACACCAGAAACTAATATATTAACAGGAACAGAATTTGGAACTAAACTTATACCTGCTAATGATTTTAAAGCAGGTTCATTATTTACTCTTAAAATTGGGGGACAATTTAATGCTACAAATAATGATGTGTTTAATATTCGTGTCGTTTCTAATTTTGGTTTGGCAAGTGAGACAGAATTTGTAAATATACCTATTACTATAACCGATACTAATTTAACTAATAGTTATTATGAGTTAGAAATTGATTTTGGAATTCGTAATATAGGTATAGCAGGAACGGCATCAATTATAACAAATGGTAGTTTTGATTACTATAATACTAATAATCTTAAAAAAGGCACAGGAATTAATAATGTTAATAATACTACTTTTAGCACAGAAATAGATAATATACTCGGTATTACATATTCAACGGTAGAAGCATCGGTAGATTTTACAATAGATATAGCAACAATTACTAAATTTTACTAACTTCGTGAAAAAAACTTTAAAATATAAAAAAATAAAAATAAAAATTTTTTATATTTTCTTTATATAAATACAACATAATGAATACCATTAAAGTTCAAGACCCACGGACCGCAGTTCGTTCAGAAGATGAAAAACTTCATGCTGTTTTACAAGGAGGATTGAGATACCAGCAGAAAGTTCTTCCTTCCACCAGTTGGGGAAGTCCTAACCAGACACCCACAACTGCCAATTTCGTTTATAATTCTAACTCTACTAAAAACATCGTAGATAGATTTTTTAGAATTCGTGCCTATCTTAAAGTAGAATGTTCCACTGGACCATTTCTTGTAGGACAACATGATGCCCTTAGACAGTTTCCTCTTGCTTCCATTATGGAGAACATTGTCGTTCAAATTAATCAGGAAAGTATATCTGATAGAGTTGCTGATAAAATTCACCCCCTACTTTGTTATGGACCAAGAAATTCTAAATCCAATTCTGTTAGTCCCGATTATCCCGATAATTATCAGGAATACGAGGATTGGACTAATGGTGCTACTGGCGGTAGTGCAAAAAATCCTCTTTCCGCATATGGTGAATCTGATGGAGTTCAAGACCATAGAGGTGGTTTTCCTATCGTTCTATCCCAAGATGGTAAAAGTTTCACCGCTGAAATTACTGAACCATTGTTTGTTTCCCCTTTCTATAACGGACACGGAACACAGGTTGAAGGTTTTACTAATGTAAATGAGGTTAATATTACCATTACTTGGTTGAACCGCATTGCTCGTGTTTTATCTCATTCAGCAGGGGGTAATGCCCTTGGAACTGTTAGTGTCAGTATGTATCAAGCACCAGAATTGCTTATTACTGAAATAACCCCTGACTTAACCCAACCTCGTTTGTTAGCACAGTCTCTACCTTATAATAAATTGTCACAATTTCCTTTGTCTCAACCTGTTATCCCTGTGGGACAGTCTATTACTATGTCGTCGGAAAGTTTTAAACTCTCTCAAATTCCTTCTTGTATGTGGATATTTGCCCGTCATAAACGACAGACATCCGATGAAAATACATCTGATAGTTTTTGTGGATTAAAAAATCTTCGTCTTACATGGAATACTGAAACTCTATTCAGTAGTGCTACTCAACAGGATTTATATGAGATGTCAGTTCGTAATGGTTGTAATCTTACATGGCAACAGTTTTCCAAATACCGTGGTTCGCCTTTGTGTATCTCTTTTGGAGACCAAGTTGGTTTAGTTGATGGTGAGGCGCCCGGTGTGAGGGGACAATACACTCTACGAATTGAAGTTGATGCTGAAAATCTTTCGTCTGTGGAATTTGACCCTGAGTTGTTTGTTGTGTTTAATTATCAGGGTTCTTTCACCCTCATGGAAAACACTGCAAGTGCCAAGGTTGGACTTCTTACCCCAGAAGATGTTCTTATGTCATCTCAGTCTATGGTTGAAATGCCTTACGATAATTGGAAAGACTTGGGTGGAAGTGGATTTTGGTCCTCACTTCGTAATATCGTTCATAAGGTTAGTTCAGGTGTTGGAACTGTCGCAAATATCGCAGGTCAAGTTCTTCCTGAATTGGGTATGGGTCAGCAATATCTACCGCAGATACAACAGGCAAGTAAAATTGCTGGAATTGTTGGGAAGGCAAGTGGAGGCAGATTGAAAGGTATGAAAGGACGAGGTTATTCAGGAGGCGGTATGACTGGCGGAATGATGGTTGGACGCAATGGTGGATGTGTTTATCATCCACAGTTCAGTAGTAGATTGATGTGATTGAATTACACATTATAAATAAATAAAAAAATGAATATATATTACTTAAACAAATGATTTAAATAATAAAACAAATGACTAATCTAAAAATTGGAAATGTGTATAAAATAATATGTTCCGTATCTGATGATGTATATGTAGGTTCTACCTTTTCTACTTTACGAAATCGTTGGACTGCACATAAAAAAAATTATAACGATTGGATTAGTGGAAAGAAAGATACAAGAATATCTATATATCCATACTTTGAAAAATATGGTATAGATAAGTTTAAAATTATTAAAATTAAAGAATATGAATGTGTTGATAAAAATCATTTAGAAAGCAAAGAACAATTATGGATAAGTAAAAGTAGGTGTGTTAATACAAATAATACTATTAGAATTAAAAAAATGTGTGCTAAATTATATTATGATAATAACAAAGAGAAAAGCAGAGAATACTGTAAAGAATATAGAGAAAATAACAAAGAAAAAATAAAGGAAAATAGTAAAAAATATTATGAAAATAATGCTGATGACATTAAAAAGAAGGTAAATTTATACAGAAAAGAAAACAAAGGAAAAATAGAAGAATACAGCAAAACATATAGAAAAAATAATAAAGGAAAAATAGAAGAATATCAAAAAAAACCTTATACTTGTTTAACTTGTAATACTACTATAAAAATTGGTGGTGTATTAAGTCATAAAAAAACACAAAAACATTTAAAAAATCTTAAATAATCCAAAAAAAATAAAAAATGTATTTTATTATATTTCGTATAATAAAAAACAATATGTGTATAATATCAGATAAAATTAGAAAATCAAGAAAAGACATAAAAGATACAAGTCTTAACTCTTATACTACTACATTAAGGAAAATTAAGAAGGATTTAGACCAATCATCGGAATACGATTGTATGACTATTTTTGAAGATTTTAATAAAATTAAAACATACCTTGACAAATATGCTTTAACAACAAAAAAGAACAAAATTACCGCTATAATAGTATGGTTGAAATCACAGG